GGCGCATCCGGCTCCAGAAGCTGAAGGGGGAGTTGATCGAGCGGGCCCGCGCGCTGGCGCTGGTGTTCCGGCTGGCGCGTGAGGTGCGGGACGCATGGGTGAACTGGCCTGCGCGGGCGGCGGCGCTGATGGCGGCCGATCTGGGCGTCGAGCCAGCCGCGATGCAGAAGGTCCTGGAGAAACATGTACGCGCCCACCTCGACGAGCTTGCCGAGGTCCGGCCTGACTTCCGGTGACGATGATGGCCTGACGGATTTCGACGGCGCAGCAGAAATCCTGCGCACCTGGGGTGCGGGGCTGACGCCGGACCCGAATCTGACGGTGTCGCAATGGGCGGACAAACATCGGATGCTCTCGGGCCGGGCGTCCGCTGAACCCGGGCGCTATCGCACGGCGCGCACGCCCTACATGCGCGAGATCATGGACCGGCTGTCGCCCGGCGATCCCACGCAGCGCATCGTGTTCATGAAGGCCGCACAGGTCGGCGCGACCGAGGCGGGCAACAACTGGATCGGGTTTGCGATCCACCAGGCGCCGGGCCCGATGCTGGCGGTCCAGCCGACAGTGGAACTGGCGAAACGCAACTCGCGCCAGCGGATCGACCCGCTGATCGACGAGAGCCCGGAACTGCGGGAACGGGTCAAACCAGCCCGATCCCGCGACGCCGGCAACACCATGCTGTCGAAGGAGTTCGCGGGCGGCATCCTGATCATGACCGGGGCGAACTCGGCCGTGGGCCTGCGGTCCACACCGGCGCGCTACATCTTTCTGGACGAGGTCGATGCCTATCCGGCGTCCGCTGACGAGGAAGGCGATCCGGTCACGCTGGCCGAGGCGCGGTCGCTGACCTTCGCCCACCGGCGCAAGGTGCTGCTGGTCTCGACGCCGACGATCCGGGGGCTGAGCCGGATCGAACGGGAATACGAGGCGAGCGACCAGCGGCGGTTCTTCGTGCCGTGCCCGCATTGCGGCGCGATGCAGTGGCTGAAGTTCGACCGGCTGCACTGGCAGAAGGGTCGCCCGGAGACGGCGGAATATCACTGCGAGGGCTGCGACGCCACCATCGCTGAACACCACAAGACGGCGATGCTGGAGGGTGGCGAATGGCGGGCGACCGCAACGGCCGCCGATCCGACCACGGTCGGGTATCACCTGTCGGCGCTCTATTCGCCGGTGGGCTGGCTGAGCTGGGAGCGGATCGTGCGGGCTTGGGACGCGGCCCAAGGGTCGGACGAGGCGATCAAGGCGTTCCGCAACACGATCCTTGGCGAGACATGGGTCGAGAGCGGGGAAGCGCCCGACTGGCAGCGGCTCTACGACCGCCGCGAGGCATGGAAACCAGGCATCGTGCCTGCAGGTGGACTGTTCCTGACGGCCGGTGCCGACGTGCAGAAGGACCGGATCGAGGTCGACGTCTGGGCCTGGGGCCGTGGGCTGGAAAGCTGGCTCGTCGATCACATTGTGATCGAGGGCGGGCCAGATCGGCACGAAGCGTGGTCGGAACTTACCGCGCTGCTCGACAGGTCCTGGCCTCACGAACGCGGCGCGCACCTGCGCATTGCGCGGTTGGCCATCGACACCGGCTACGAGGCTCCGGCGGTCTATGCCTGGTCGCGCAAGGCCGGGTTTGCACAGGTTTCGCCCGTGAAGGGTGTCGAGGGGTTCAATCGCTCGAGCCCAGTCTCGGGGCCGACCTTCGTCGATGCGACCGAGGGCGGCAAACGCCTGCGGCGCGGCGCGCGGCTCTGGACCGTGGCGGTGTCGACCTTCAAGGCCGAGACCTACCGCTTCCTCCGGCTGGCGCGCCCGACCGAGGAGGAAATGGCCGACGGTGCCGCGTTTCCGTCCGGCTCGGTGCACCTGCCGCACTGGGTCGAAAGCGAATGGCTGAAGCAGGTCGTGGCTGAACAGCTGGTGACGGTGCGCACGAAGCGCGGCTTCGCCCGGCTGGAATGGCAGAAGCTGCGCGAACGCAACGAGGCGCTGGATTGCCGGGTCTATGCCCGCGCCGCCGCCTGGATCGCGGGCGCGGATCGCTGGTCTGAGGAGAAATGGCGCGACCTCGAGGATCAGCTCGGGGCGGCCCCCACCGACACCCATCCCGCCGGGCAGATCAACCGGCCGGGACAGGCCCCGCAGGGCAAGCGCCACTCCGACTGGCTCGGACGGCGCGGAGGATGGTTTTGAACATGACCGACTGGACGGAAACCGAGCTTTCGGCGCTGCGCCGCGCCTATGCCAGCGGCACGACCCGGGTCAGCTATGACGGCAAGTCCGTCGATTACGGCTCGGCCGAAGACCTGCTGAACCGTATTCGGACCATCGAGCGGGCCATCGCCGGGACGACCCGGCCATTGCCGGTCGCCGGGCTGGCGGGCTTCTCGCGCGGGGATAGGTGATGTCGGCCAACTGGTTCGATAGGGCCATTGCCTCTGTCGCCCCTCGGGCCGCCGCCAGGCGCGTGCTGGCCCGTCAGGCCTTTGAGACCCTGACGCGGGGCTATGACGGCGCGTCCAAGGGGCGGCGCACGGAGGGCTGGCGCGCGCCGGGATCCTCGGCCGACACCGAGATCGGCGTGGCCGGGGCGCTCTTGCGCGACCGGATGCGCGATCTGGTGCGCAACAACCCGCACGCGGCCAAGGCCGTCGCGGTGCTGGTCAACAATATCATCGGTGCGGGCATCATGCCGCGCGCCGCAAGCGGCGACGACAGGCTCGACCGCCAGGTCGATGCGCTGTTCAACCGCTGGACGGCGGAGTGCGATGCCGATGGCCAGCTCGACTTCTATGGTCTGCAAACGTTGATCTGCCGCGAGATGGTCGAGGCAGGCGAAGTCCTGGTGCGCCGCAGGCTGCGGCGGGTCAGCGATGGCCTGCCGGTGCCGCTGCAACTACAGGTGCTGGAGGCCGATTTCCTCGACGCCACGAAATCCGGCGTGCTCGGCGCGGGGCGGCTGGTGCAGGGGATCGAGTTCGATTCGGTCGGCAAGCGCCGGGCCTATTGGCTGCATACGGCACACCCCGGCGATGCATGGGGCTCGCTCCAGGGCGGGCTTGGGTCTCGCCCTGTCCCCGCGACAGAGATCGCGCACATCTACGAGAAGCAGCGCACGCAGGCGCGCGGCGTTCCCTGGGGCGCACCGGTGATCCGCAGCTTGCGCGATCTCGACGATTACGAGGTGGCAGAACTGGTCCGCAAGAAGACCGAGGCCTGCGTCACCGCCATCGTCTTCGGCGACGACGAGGCGCAGCAGGGCATCGCACCCGCCGTGGTCGATGCCGATGGCAACCGGGTCGAGCAGTTCGAGCCGGGGCTCATCGCCTATGCCCGCGGCGGCAAGGACATCCGCTTCAACCAGCCCGCCGCCACCGGGGGCTACGGCGAATACAAGCGCGCCAGCTTGCACACGATCTCGGCCGGGTTCCGGGTGCCCTACGAGCTGCTGACGGGGGATCTCAGCCAGGTCAACTATTCCTCGATCCGGGCGGGCCTCGTCGAGTTCCGGCGCATGATCGACGCCGTGCAGTGGCAGCTCTTCATTCCGATGCTCTGCGCCCCGGTCTGGCGCTGGTTCACGGAAGCCGCATGGGCGGCGGGCCAGATCCCGATGCCGGATGTGCCGGTGGAGTGGTCGCCGCCGAAGTTCGACGCCGTCGATCCCTACAAGGATGCGATGGCTGATTTGTTGGCGATCCGGACAGGGACCATGACGCTGGCGCAGGCCATCGCCCGGCAGGGCCACAACCCGGACGCGGTACTGGCGGAAATCGCCGCGACCAACGCCAAGCTGGATGGCCTCGGCCTCGTGCTCGACAGCGATCCGCGCCGCGTCACCAAGACCGGCAGTGCGCAGGCGGGTGACCCGACCAGTGGCACGGCCGAAACCCCATCCGACGTAGAGGAGAACTAGGGCCATGCCCGAGACCATGATGGCGGCCCCGGTCGCCTTGCCGATGCAGCTGCGGCGCGCGCCCATCCTGCCCGCGACCGTCAATTCCGAGGCCCGCTCGGTCGACGTCGTCTTCACCACAGGTGCTGCCGTCCGGCGGCGGCGCTGGACCGGCTGGGACACCTCCGTGCCCTTCGACGAAATCCTCGAGGTCAGCGACCGGGCGGTGGACCTGACGCGCCTCAACGCCGGGGCCCCGGCGCTCGACAGCCATTCGGTCTGGTCCTCGCATTCCCAGGTCGGCGTGGTCGAGCGCGCCTGGATCGAGGGCAAGGAAGGCAAGGCCACCATCCGATTTCCCCGCGAGGGGCTCGACCAGGCCGCCGACCGCATGTTCGGCCTGATCAGCGACGGCATCATCCGCAACGTCTCGGTCGGCTATTCCATCGAGCGGGTGAAGGTGGTCGAGCCCGCCGCGAAGGGCGAGGTCGAGCAGCGCATCGTCGAGCGCTGGACCCCGCTCGAGGTCAGCTTCGTGACCGTTCCCGCCGATCCCCGCGCGCAGGTCCGCGCCGCGGATCAGGCCAGCTATCCCGTCGAAATCGTCGACAACCGCATGCAAAAGGAGGCATCCATGCCTGAGAGCACGACCAATGTGACAGGGGATGTCCCCGCCAGCCCCGAGACCCGCCAGCAGCCCGTTGCGGCCCCGGCGCAGGCCGAACAAGCCGCCGCGCGCATGCCGGAACCGGCACCTGCGCCCGACAGCGAAGCCATCGCGACCCGTGCCCGCGAGGCCGAGCGCGACCGCGTCTCCACCATCTACGATCTGGCAGGCCGCCTGAACCTGAAGCGCGGCTTCGCCGAGGATCTGGTGAAACGCGGGGTCAGCGTCGACGAGTCCCGTCGCCTGATCCTCGACCAGGTCGCAGCCAAATCCGACGAGACCCGGACCTTCCCCCATGTCTCGGTGCCCCTCGGCGGCCGCGACGAGCGGATCACCCGCCGCGACGCCGTGGCGAACGCGCTGCTGCACCGCTACAGCCCCACGCTCTTCCCGCTGGAGGATGCCGCGCGCCAGTATCGCGGCATGACCCTGCTGGAACTGGCCCGCGAAAGCCTCGGCAATGCGGGGGTGAACACAAGGGGCCTGTCGCGCGACGAGGTGGCGACGCGGGCGCTGCATTCGACCTCGGATTTCCCCGAGATCCTGTCGGCCGTCACCAACAAGACGCTGCGGCAGGCCTATGACGCCTATCCGCGGACCTTCGCGCTCTTCTGCCGCCAGGTGCTGGCCACCGACTTCAAGGCGATGCACCGGGTCCAGCTGGGCGAGGCTCCGCAACTGCTGGAGGTCGGCGAAAGCGGCGAGTTCAAGCGCGGGACGCTCGGCGAGAGCAAGGAGAGCTACAAGGTCAAGACCTATGGCCGGGTCGTGGCCATCACCCGGCAGGTGCTGATCAACGACGATCTCGACGCCTTCACCCGGATCCCGGCGATGTACGGCAACTCCATCGCCCAGCTGGAGTCGGACGTGGTCTGGGGCATCATCACCGCCAACCCGGCGATGGCNGACGGCAANGCGCTNTTCCACACCACNCACAAGAACCTGGCAGGCACCGGNGCGGCGCTNGANGTCNGCGAGCGTCGGNGCGGCNCGNGCGGCGATGGCCAAGCAGACCGGCCTCGACANGAAGACGGTNCTNAACGTCCGNCCNGCCTTCCTGATCGTGCCNGCCTCNCTGGAACTGAANGCCGANCAGCTGGTNGCCCAGAACCTCGTGCCCGCCGCGACGTCCAGCGTGGTGCCGCAGTCGATCAGGACGCTGGCGCCGATCAGCGAGCCCCGGCTCGACGCCGCCAGCGAGACCGCCTGGTATCTGGCG